AGTCCCATCAGTTCCTACTGCTACATAAGTTATATTACAATCATTACCTTCTCCGGCAAGTCTTTTTGCTATCATATTTAAGCCCGAAGTCACTATAATATTATTAAATTCTCTAATCCGTTTTTCTCCAGTATAGATATTTGTAAAAATCAGTTCCCAATGACATTTAATTTTTAAGTTTATCCCCATGTTGCTAATCCCCATTTTGCTTGAGGTGAAGTTAAACCCCATTTAGTAGGATGAGCATTTAATTCAGTACTCACGAGTAAATCAGTAACTGTCGTATTTTCTGCAAGAATCTTCAGAATATCAACAGTTTCATCGGCTCTTAATTTTAATCGACTAAATCCCCGCACTAAAGCTAAAAGAAAATCTTTTAATTCATAAAGAGTAGATGCAAATTCGACTTGATAAGATTCATCATTTGGACCGGCAGCTGTAATTGTAACTCGTTGAATTTGATAATTACCATCCAAAGCTTCATATCCTGGAACATTAACTGCTGCAAATTGCCCAGCAATAAATCCACTTTCAAACGTTTGGAAATTTCCATTTATTTGAGCATTTCCAAATTGATTCACTTCAGCTATAGCTCGATCCTGAGCAACAGATTTTGAATCAATAGAGTCATCCCTTATAATATCCTCATAAATGCCGTCACCACCTTCTATGGCCGCAATAGCTGCTTGTGAGTCTCCATTATCAGCACGCACTAATACTGGAATTTGATAATAATATGTTGCAGCAATTACTACCCCAGCCCCTGGAGTAGGTGTAGGGGTGCCATCACCAGCTCTAATATATTTTTCATTACTGTTCCAATAGTATTCAAAAGTTCCATCATCAGAATTTAAATATTCAACCCCAACTGTCTTAGCAACGCCACCAACAGTTAGAGTTAGAGAGGATGATTCATCATAAGATAAAGGCCATATTCTTTCCTCTCCATCTGCTTCCCAAGATTGAACAACTGGGGAAGAAGAGGTTTGAGTGCTTCCTCGAACATAAACACGATTTCTAACTTGACTATAATCTGGAGTGATACTAAAATTATTTATTTTTGTTGTTACAGCTGTATCATCAATTGCAAATGGAGCAGACCTACTTTCTTTTTCAAAAAAATGTATATCTTTATCAGAATCTACATACCAATCCCATTCAAGCAAATCAGCTAATTGCTGAAGAGCTCCAGCCACTGGAGTATAATTGAAAACTACTCTTGTTATTGTCCTACTCACTCCGACATTAGTGGTTGTAAATCCAAATGAAGCATCCGTAAATTGAGAAACTATATCTGCAATAATATAGTCAGATTTCTTACTCACATACGTTTCAATTACAAGTCTTTGATTTAGAAGTTTGCTGTAATCTTGGCATTCAACTTGATATGAGTATTCTCTATCTGAAGCCGTTACACTGGGAGCAAGTTTTACCTGCCTTATAGATACAACTACTCCACCAAACAAAACCGTTCCGCTGGAGGAATCTAACCTGCATTCTACTATCTGACCAGCCAAAGGAACATTATCAGGAGCATGTAATATAAAAGTACATGAATCCGGTTCATGTGTTATGGCATTTATAATTGAAACACCTGTTGTAACTGTCTCAATTCCATTTATAATAACAGCAATCATCTAGTTACCTTTTGAAATTAGTTTGAAGAGCTAATTGTCTCATGATAACATCACCAGTTTTCTTAGCAATTAAATTTACATCAAGCATCGAATTGATATTGTTCCCAGTAATAGTTATATTCATTCCCTGTCCAATATTTGTACTATGTCGAGGATCATTACGGGTCAAAACTTCTTCTCCGGCAAGAGCATTAATCAAACGTTCTTGCCCAATCAATCCTGGAATGATACCTCCCATGTGGAATGATGGGCCTAAAAATGGACCTACTCTTTTTGTTTTATTAGCATTTAATGATTTTGCCCATCTTGTAACTAATCCACCTTCATCATATAATGCCTGTTGCTGTTCTAATGAGAGAACATTATCCCAAAGAGTTTTTAGTGTCTGAAAACTCTTCGGTCCAGCTACTTCCAGAGTAGAATCTTTCATTGCTGAAATCATTGGTGACATGACATCAACAGTATCACCAGGACGTTCACCACCTGTAACACCGAGAAAGTCATTAACTTGATCTTTAACTGAGTTTCCAGAACCAGTTAGTGCCTTAGCAATATACGCTGCAGCAATCAATCCACCAACAGCTAGAATAGCACCCATAGATATAGCAGCTCCAGCTCCTGCAACTCCACTAGCTCCACTAGCTCCACCACCTCCACCACCTCCACCAAGAGCACTTGAAATTGACCCTACAACTCCACTACCTCCACCTGAGCCACCAGATAATGCTCCAACAACTTGCTGACCGAGACTCTTTATGAAGGTTTTTTCTAGTTCAACTAACATCTCAGCAGCAACATCTAAAACGGCTCCTTTGAATGAATTTGCAAAGTTACCGAAAGCTCCTTTCATATCTCCTTCAAGAACGGAACGATTAAAATCAAAAGCCATTCCTTCAAGTGCTGAAGAAAACTTACCTCGTATATCTTCAAAGAATAATTCCCAAGGAGTTGGTGCTGTTACATCTGTAATAAAAGTCTGCCAATCTTCACCCATTAAAGCAAGAGATTGTGCTTGAGCTAATTCTTCAGCAGTAAGTAATTCTCCAAATTCATTTTCAATCTCATCCATTGTTTCAGTGGAATCTTCAGCCCAGACATCATTTGCTTCTTCTTCTTCATCAAGAATTTCTTGAATCATTTCTCCGTGTTTTGAACTTCTTCGTTTTCTAAAGGCTGTCTCTTTTTCTTCATTTGCTAATCTTATAACTTCTTTTTTTTCTGCTAATTCTTTTTCTTGAGTTTCTATGCTGACTGTGACTTTAGTATGTGCTTTTTCATTCTCGTTCATGTTTTGTTTAAAACCAATACGAAACTTATTCCATTTTGCCTGAATATTACCTACTGCATTTGCATTACTATCTGCCATTTCTTCAAATAAGAATCCAACATCTGGTAACTCAATTCCGAGTTTATCAAAGAGCCATTTGAAAACATCAAAAATCTTCCCAATAGAAAGCAAAACAGTGTTCACGATTCCATTAAAAACATCCTCAACAACTACAAACATCCCAAGCCAACCATCAACAATATTTCCAATAAAATTAATAACTCCCTCAACAACTCCTTTTATTTTATCTTGATTTTCCTGGAAAAATAAACCAACTTCTTTTAGAATATCAGCAAGGGCATTTGCAACAGTTGTAAGTGTAGGAAGTAATGCTGTTGTTAGTGAAGTAACTGTTCCTCTAATTGCAGCTTGAAAATTTGATTGAGCATCAACAGCATCAGCTCCCATTGCTGCCGTATTATCATCAATTACAACTCCTAATTCAGCAGCCTCAGCTGTGAGTGCCTTCATTCCTTCTGCACCTTCAGCAAACAAAGGAAGTAATTCAGTTCCAGCCCTACCAAATATATCTTGAGCTAGAGCAGACTTTAGAGTACTGTCCTCCATATCTTTAGTTGCATCTGCAAACTCAAATAATAAATCCGAACCAGTTTTTAATGAACCATCAGTATTTGTGACAGTAATTCCAAGCTGCTCAAAGGCATCCTTTGCTTCCCCAATACCTTGAGAAGCATCATTCATATTTCCAGCAGCACGTTTAATAGCTTTTTCAATAGTTTCAATACTCGAACCACTACGCTCTGCAGCAAAAGCTAATCCTGATAAAGTCTCAGCTGTCTCTCCTGTTCTCAATGACATTTTATTGACATTATCAGCAAAAGTAGCTGTAGATTTTACAGCAGCAACTAAAGCCCCAGCAATTGCAACTCCAGCTATTCCAAAAGCAGTTCCGGCTTTATTAATAGACTTCCTTCCAGCATCTGCTTTTTCCTTGAAAGATTGCATCCCTCCGCCAGCTTCTTGCATACCTTTCTTAAAATCCGAAAGCTGCGAAACAACGCTTACTATTAGATTCCCTACTGTAATATCATTAGCCATTTGTACCTGCCCACTGTCCAGTTGCTGCAAATTGAGTTTTTAGATTATCTAACTGCTGTTCAGGTGTTTCAGTAGCTCCATTTCGTATAATTCTATTTGCTACCATTAATACAGAACAATCAAAATCAAATTTCTCTTTAGGATTTTGTATCTCCATTATCTCTGATGGTCTCTGATGATACGTCTCCGCTACCCTGTGAAGAAGAATTACTTGGTGCTCTTTTTGGAAAAAATGGTGCAAATTTCATTGCACCACCCCTAACACATTTAGAAAAAATAAACATCACATCTATAAAATCAAGATCATAAGCATTAATAGAACCTGGATCACCATTCAGAGATAACTTAGGAGAAATAACTGCTTGAACTGCAAAGATACGTGCAAGATCATCAATTTCTTTCATATTATCATCAGTAATATTTTCAAGTTCTTTTTTCTTCTTTTGTTGATTATCTATTACTTTAAATCCAGCAGACATTAAAGAATCTAGCAGATCCAAAGAAAGAAAACCTCTTGAAGCCATAGTTTCTAGATCAACATCCTTGACTTTAAATATTGCTCCAGATGGAAGTTCAAGAACTCTCTCATTAAGATTCTTTTTTTTCCATTGAGAAGCAGTAACCACTTTTTTTACTTTTGCATTCATAATCCAACCCTCCTGATTAACATTATGCAGTAGCTGTGCTATCTCCTAACAAAAAGAACTGTTTCTTCACTGCTTTCGTAGTATCCTGTTTTGCTGTAAATGTAACTGGAACAAAACGAACACCATCCTTTGTGAATGACTGCTCAGGATGTGTCATTGGGATACAGAGATAAACAGTAACTTTTAGATTTGCATCTGTTGCTACAGTACTAGAACCATCAATGAGCGGTGTGATAATAAGCTCTTTATAATCAGAACTTGCAATCTGACCACCACCAACTTCAATTTTTTTCTTAACTGCACTTGCATCTAGAGTATAGGTTCCGCCTACATAAGCCCACTGAAGTTTGGTCAAATTCAATTCAGTAAGGTTAGCAGTCACCTGACATGTCTCCTGAGTAATAAAATGCCGTACTGGCATTGAGACCTGATCAACAAAAACTTCATTTACCGTTGCACTTGGTGTAAAAGTTACACCTCCATCAGTAGATCCAAGATCAACTCCACCAAAGGTTAACTGTGCTGCGGCCATTTGAATATCACTGGGAGTAACTGACGAAACAGCCATTTTAAAGCTCCTTTATTTAACAATTTTTCCACGTAAGAACTTATCTAAAGCCTTGCTTAAAATCTGTAAAGCATCATTTGATTTTTCCTGAGCCGCTGGAAGAAGGAAAGCTCTCGGTTTCATGTTCTTAGTTCCAAACTCGATATATGGTGCATATTTCTGCCTGGAACGAACAATGACTGTCATATTTCCATTTTGATTCACCGCAGCATCAGACGTTGTTCGTGCTCTCAAAAATCCCGTCCGTATATATCCCCTTTCTGGTGTATTATATATTTTCTCATTCAATATATCTTTTGCTTTTGCCTCAACAGTTTTTCCTATGGCGGACATAGCTTGTAAAAGTACAGTACTGGAGTCAATATCGTTGAAGTAATTTCTGAATGTCCCTAAAAGAGACTCAACTCCAGTTACTTTCATTTCAAAAGCAGCTTTTCCAGCCATTAGGATTCGATCCTTCGCATTACAGTATTATAAATCACAAAATACTGCACTAATTGGGAATCAGGATCATCTAATCTCTGCTTTCCAGTATTGCGAAGCATAGTCAAACAAAAGACATCATCACTGATTGCTTTTGGTCCGAGCCTATGGAGTTCATCATCCACTCTAGCCATTAGAGTTTTAGCTGTTGCAACGGAATCTGATCTTACCCACACTTGAACGAGTGGTTTATCTAAATTTAGATAAGTATCACTCAAACCACCCACATCACGTACCATTAAACACGTTTTAGGGACGTTCTCCTGATCCGAATTGAATTCATAGAGGAAAACCCTAATCCCACTGCCAGAATACCCTGTAAGCCGTCCCTGTACTTCTGCAGTTAGAAGGTAAGTTCTCAGCGCATTCTCGACATCAACCATTGCAGTTCCATCAGCCATGATTTAATCTACCTTTGTATAAATGATACAAGCAGTTAAACGAGCAATTGAAGTAGCTGTTCCAGTTTCAAGATATTGCATCTCAATACTCTCAGTACTTGAAATTTTAGCATACGTATCATTGATAGTTCCTATACTCTGGAAAATACCAGCTACAAAAGCAGTTTCAGATGTTGGTCCATCAATGTAACGATCAGCAATCAGATTATCAGAATCATCAGTAAGCTTCACTTGCATGAAATTCGTATCTGAATCTGCAGCATGAGCAACATCGGTTGCAATATAAGCAGCCTTAATCTCAATCGTAGAATTAGGTTTAAATACTACAGATTTTTTTGCAGCACTATCTGCTGTAGCAATAGTTCCGAGATTTGCACATTGCATATAGTACATATCAGGAGGAGTGTAATCACAGCCAGGAAGCATAATACCATCTACATCAACTGTCAAAACAGTGGTGCCATTTCTTCTGACCCGTAGATGATCTCTGGTAAGATGATCTGACTGAATAAGACCATCGGTTCCTGCTTCTCCATTTATTACTCTTATAACATTATCAGTAGCTGTTCCGCTGGCAGCCTCAGGAATATCAATGGTATAAGTGACAGCTACCGTTACTCCAGAAAGAGCAGTTCCGGTAGATGCTTTTGTAAAGGTCATATTTAGAGACCTTCCAGCAGCAATCTTCCCGAGCGTTGGAGAAATACCTGCAAATGCTCTAGGAGCATGAACAGTGAATCCAGTTGCTGCAGTTGTCATCGCTGTACACATCGCTGTACTTGAAGCTGAGTTATATACATTGATAGTTTGATATAACGTAGCACTGGAGGCAACTGTAGTATCGGTTGCAATTTCGATATTCTCAATTGTAATAGGAACATTCGTTGCCAGTAATGGAATTGTAAAAGCATCTGAGTCAGCTGCTACATCACCAATATTGACCTGCACCTGTCGTTTTTCCCATCCACCACTGGAAAAAAGATAACCATCTTTTGTAATACGAAAAACATTAGTGCCAGAATCAAAAAATGAGAAGGCATCCCTACTATTGCCAATATCAATATCAATTGCTGGTCCACTTCCTTGAGTATCTTCGGAATCTATAAAAGCCATATTATTTCACCCCCTTATGAGGACATTGTATAATAAATTATGAAAGATAAACCAGACATTGCAAGTCCACCAGTAGTTTTGGTATAATCCACATATAGATATTCTCCAGAGGCAAGAGCAGTATTACCTGCAGCACCTAGAGTAGTCCATGTAGCTGCAGCAACTCCAGGATTTGCAGCTGGAGTAGTAGCCCCAAAAACCTCATTATCATCAGAGCTTCGCTTGATACTGAAAGTCTGCTTATTTGTTGTACCATCAGCAGTATCAGTATCAACTGCATAATCACCATCAGTTATAACAACGCCACCTCTGAACTCACAAAGAAAATTTTCAATAGCATCAGAATCTGCTACAATATCACCAACATTAATTGTAATTGATCTAGTAGCCTGACCACCTCCAGGATCTGGAAGCCCTGAAGAATCAACTGAGAATGTTTCAGAATTATTTTTCTCAAATTTGATGAAATCAGCTGCAGCTCTTGTTCCAGAACCTTGATCTCCACGAATCAGTGGTCCAGTACCAGGAACATTTTCAAGTTTAAGATCAGCCATTCTTTTTAGTCCTCCTCACTGAAGCAGATTTAGATGTTCTCAACGTATCAACTTGTTTCATTACTAATGGATTTGCTTCAGCAGCTTCCTTTTCTTCTTTAGAAAGAGTTCTTGCTACATAACCATCAGCGAGTTGTAATCGTGTTAGCATTTCTACCTCCTATTTTATAACGGGTTCACCTTGCTCTAAAGCATCTGTAAATATTCTTCGTCTTTTAAGCCCACATCTATAATATCTGACTACATCTAATATTCTATCTCGTAATGGTGTAACTGGAGCAAACACTACATATTCAATATTATCCATTACAATCAAATCCGTTTCTAAGATTTCAGTTTCTATTCTAAATTTTCCAATTGAGGTTAAATCTCTTCCTTCATTATCTTGTTCTTCCCATTTCCCAGGATCTTCTATCAATAAGCATGGAACATTTTCAGCAAATACATCATATTGATCTGCTCCAATACCACCATCTTTGACAGTATCTTTTCTACGCTTGATAGTGCAAGAATCAATAAATTGTGAAGTAGCACAGCTCATGCTGAGAATCCTCGTCCAATGGGTGTAAATCCAAATGGCTTTGGAAGTCTTTTTAATTGTGCTCCCAATGGATCATCTCCAAATTTACAAACATCGCCTTGTAGATTAATTTCACTTACCAATAATGGATCTCTGAGGAGAACTAAAGCAACTCTAGCCTCAATTCCTTTTATCATTGCATAATCTTTATGACTCGAGGTATATCCATAAACATACGTGATTGAAATATCTCCTACAGGAACATCTTTCGTTTCACCAATACCGCTCAGAGTGAGTAAGCTAATCTGTCCAATTTCTTCATTCAATTCGTAATCAGTTCCTTCAGTTTGAGTAGTATCACCAATTGTAAAAGATGTAATAGATTGAACTGGGTAATTGAGCCATATACTAACAAGCCCTGTATTATGACTGCTAGATCCAATATGATTTACATAGTCTTGATTCCTAAAAGAACTTCTTTGAACTGAATAATCCTCGCTGGAGAAAACTTCGGTCTCAGTAGTAGCTGTCCAGCGAAGTATGGAAGCTCGATCCATAATAGATTTTGCTTCATCGAGCTGAGCCTGATTGAAAGCAACTCCGACAACATTATCCGTTGAATCCGCAGTATTGTATGACATATTCTAATCCTTATGGTAATGCTCGACCCATGAAGCACTGAACTGTACGATGTTGTCAGCAGAACTACTTGTGAACTTTCTGAGATATACTGTATTTCTCTTCATGATTATTTTACTTTCTCGTGAACCAGTACCACCGGATGTATATTTTCTTCCATTTAAGCCCCACTTGGCTTTTGAAATGATCGTGCCACCTGTTTGATCTGTCACACCGGAGGTAATGGCGACTTTGGATGTATTCGAACTATTGCGATCACTGTTGAATATTGTCACCGGAGAGCCACCCGTCATTCCGCCTGTGGCATCTTCATATAGGTCAGCTTGCAAAATACCACTGGATGATATAGACCATATAAAATCCATATCAATATTTAGGTTATCCGCTGGCGTGACGAGCTTGATATTCAATACAGTTGTCACAGCATCCTGCAATGTTGTATACCCATCAATGTAATAATGAATACCCTCATTGACTGCATGTTCAGCAAAGTTCATTGTTGTGATGGCACCCGTATGGTCATCAACCGTCACGACCTCATACGTTGTATCACCTGTTTTCCCAAGCATTCCCATTACATTTCTGGGAGTATTTTTATCCAACAACATAGCATATCCTTTTGCGGAATATAGCGGCAGTTTATTACCGCTATATTCCAATTAATATTATTAGACTGCTCTTTCATGCCACATGAATGAAAATAGCATGGAAGCCGAAAGAGCTGCCGTGCTGTATGCTGCAACAAAGCTGCCAGGAGGAATAATAATACTCCCATCAAAATCAATGACATTCGGTGATCCGAGTGTACCTGCTGAAGTTGCTTCAGCCCATGCGATGGCAAATGCCTCAAGCAATATAGGTGTTGCAATAGTACAGCTATCCTCACACCATGCAATTGAAGCTGCACCACCGAGATACCTGTTCTTTGGTGTCAACGTACTTGCAAGTGCTGTCATCTGACCACCCATGATGCCAATAGAAGTAGCTGCAGGAATAGCAACAGTAGCAGCATAGGTCATACGATTGAGAATAAGGTTTTTACCTGTTCCTGCAGCATTACCAATGAGCAGTCCAGTATAAGTTGTAGCAAGTGCAGCGGTAACTGCAACTGCTGCCTGATTAGATACACTGAATAGAGACTCATCTTCAGCCTGTTCATAATATTTACCACCAATAGGAGTAACGGCAAGTGCTCCCTCGGTATTTGTCCTCAACGGATTTACACTACCAGCAGCAGCGGTAATCTGGCCAACTCTTCCTTCAACTTGCATAATATTGCTCCTTTTTTAATTATGCTCTACTTGCCTCATAGGCAGCATATATTATTCGTAGATCTTCAACCCACTGAGTTTCATTATAAACCCATTGCTTCCCGGTATTTGATTCGTGAAAAGTTGATCCTACAGAAGGATTCGTTGGTTTAGTGTCTGTACTTAACCCAATCCAATTCTGGATAGCTGTTACCAATACTACTGCCATAATTCCTCCTTTTAGAGCCTCCTCAGCACTGTCCATAGGATACTAAGGAGGCTCCGGCGACCAACCCGACTAGTGGGCTGATTATATTAGTTTATGCACCCCATGCAGTGACAGACTCAATAAGTGCTGTACCACCTGCAGATCCAGGTTCACATGACCATACACCATTGAAATAACTTGCATCACCACCAACGACAGGTGCAGTAGTTGTATGCGGGCCATAAACATAAACATTTTTGAAATACCACACAGCACTAGTATCAAGAGTGATACAAAGATTATCTCCACCAGCATTAGCAATTATAGAATCTTCAATTGTCCAAAGAGTATTGGCATTCGTTCCTTGATCTGCTTGAATAGTGTTGTCTGCAAATGTACCAAAGATTCGACAATTTTTAATGAGAACATAAGTAGCACCAAGAGAACCGTCCGTCACTGAGAGGAATGATTCATCATTACCAGCACCACCTTCATAAGAAACTTCATCGAGAGTAATACTTGTAACTGCTCCACCAGCATCCAATATTGTGATAACACCATATCCATCAGCAATACCAAGTTCCGTTGTAGCTGTCGAATAAAAGTCAACTTTCTTTAAGGTATTATTACTGCCTGAAATTCCAAAAGTACTGTTAGAACCACCTGTCTTGCCTCCAACAATTTTAACATTCTCAAGAATACAATTAGCTGCTGTCCATGAAATAGGTGCATCAACTGCACCAGTAGTAATAGTAAATATTGGTCTTGTAGCATTCCATCCGAGACCCTTGATTCTAATACCAGCTACATCAATAATTATAGCTGCAGCAGCTGCCAAAGTCTCAGCATGACCTGGCATTACATAAATAATATCTCCGTTATTTGCTGTACATTGACTAATAGCATAATCAAGAGTCAAAAAGGGTTTCTCTGGATTTGCTCCAAATCCATCAGAGTCACCACCCGTTGCTGTTTTACCAGAGTCAACATAAAACCGATCACCAGTTGTAATATCCTGGCTTTCGATTGACATGACCCCACCGAAACTTCTGCCAAATAGTGCTGTCTTTGTTCCACTCATAATATTGATCCTCTCTGGGTTTCAACCAGTATAGGGATTACTTCTCCACTGGAGATTGTTTCATCATTTTGTCTTTTCCAAGATTTGGTTTCCGAGGAATTGTTATATCTTTTTTCCCATCTTCCTCTTCAATCTCAAATCTAAGATTAGCTTTACATGATTCAGCTGCAACTTCAGTTCTCAAATTAGACAGCAATTTGAGAGTACTAATATGCTTCGACTTAGTTTTATCATTAGGATATTTCTTATCAGGAATTATCATAACAGTTTTAAGATCCACCTTCAAATTATTCTCATTAATGAATTCTATTAATTCTTTTCGATGCATACGATTAATATCATTCACCATTGCTACCTCCCCAGGATCAATATTCACTTTAGGAAAATAGACATTCTTCTTAGGATTACTCTCTGGAGGATCACAAGTCTCAGCTATATTATATTCAATAAGCCGTAACGCAGTTGATTCATTCAAATTGATGAAAGTTCCTTTTGGATTATTCATCCACGATTTTTTTAATTTTGTCCACATAGTACCTATTCCCTCCAGCGGTTTTATTATTTCTTTCTTGAAAATTTTGATTTCGGTTTTGAGTTAACTTTCACTTCCGAAACCTCTATTTTCTTGATTATAACTTTTTCCTCAACTTTCACTGGAACCAGTTTAGGCTTTAATTCTTTCTCAACCTTTATTACAGGTTCTGGTTTCGGTTCCGGTTTTGGTTTTGAAGGCTCTACATAAACTTCTCCCATGCCTCTTCCCATATCCCTGAGACGACTGGGAGCAGTTACTGTAATTATTCCACCTTTCAAACCATATTTACAATCCTCAAGGAGTTTATATTTTACAGACATAATTCACTCCTTTAGGCTGACGTAGCAACATATTTCTGAGCGCCCAAAGATGCTGGCATTGGAATACCACGGTATCTCGGACCACTGAGAACGACTATCCCACTAGCAATAACAGCTGCCCCAGGATCAGTTAGAGCAACCTGGAAATGATCATAACCATCTTCAACTGTTAGACTGTCAGCATCAACTTCGATTGCATAGCATTTGAATGTTACCGCTGGGACAGTAATTGTTGAACTTGGAGCAGTATAACCAGGAATAAGCAAATCCTCACTCTCCCCAGTTCCAACGATAGCACAGGTAGCACCCGAAGTTCCACCAGTGAGAGTTTCAGTAGTTGTCCAAGTTGTTCCACCAGTAAGGCATCTAACAACTATGAAATCACTCCCAACTGAAAATACTTCTGCGGTGAGGCTAGAAGATCCACCAGTAATTGTTTCACCAATTGTAAATGTACCGGTATGTGCTCCAGTAACCAGTTTCTGACCTGTAGACCTAAAATTTGTATATGCAAGAGTCTGTTCACCAGTACCTGTGGCTGCTGTGGCCTCATTCAACGTAATTGCAAACGTTCCACCTGCAGTGTCCCCAACCATGACATAAACTGTTGCATGTGAATAGTTAGCAAGACTGATCCATTCACTATCTACTGCAGCATCATTCAGATCCTGAGGAGGAATCATTACTGCGCCTGAATTTTGTGTAAATTCCTGTCCAAACATTGTACTCTCCTTATAGTTGTTTTCCTTTTAAGCGGAAAGGATTCTAAAAACCGTATTAAAGAGTGTTTTAAGCAGTTCTAAGAGGTTTCATTGGATTAGGATATATAGTTTTATTAATTCCTCTTTTAAACCCCTTAGAACGCATTCATTTTTATGCTCTTGTGGCAGTTGTAACAAACGGCGAACGAGGATCACCATTCAGCGGCTGGAACTCCTCAGGCCACCAAGGCTGACCATCTACATAAAATGTTGCCTGGAATGCTGTCTGTCGATAATCAAATTTCAGATGCATGGATTCGCTCATCTGGAGACCAGCACCACCAGAACGCTGTCCAACAAGATACTGAGACCAATCAGCGAGAAGAATATCACCAACTGTTCCGAGAGTAGGCATTACATCCTGATAATCGAGACCCATCCCATAAAGAGTCGCAGGGAAAGAACCAGTTGCATTAGAAGCAAAGATGGCTGATCCACCAGTACCTACAGCAACCTGCAAAACACCAAGCTGAGGAATTGTATTTCTGTTTGCATACCACGTTCCTCTTCCCCAAGCCTGAGCAAGCATCTGGAGAATATTCTCATTAATCAGCGTAGTGGCAGGCTGACCTGATTCCTTAGCTACAGATACAAGAGCATCAGAATTGAGAACACCTAGAGGCTCACCTGCTCCAGTTCCATTCACAAACGAATTGGAAAGGAATAGATCAAGAGCATCATCAAGAGCAGTAGTCAGGAACGGCTCAATGGATATAGGTGAAAATTCCATGAGCTTATTGCTGACATAAATAAGTGCATTTGCTTCTCGAAGAGTAAGAGTAACATTTTCGAACTCAACATCATTTCCAGTTGCCGAAGCATTCTCAGATACCATACGGAATTTGACATTACCTGCAACCAATCCCTGTGATTCATTAAAACCATTAATGAATGGGATACTCAGAACATCAGTTGCCATTGGAACAGTACGAGCAAGACTAAGAATATTGCTACGATCTCTCGCCCTGGAAAGAGCAGTCCGACTAAACTCTGGAGGAACTAATGCCCCACCAGCCTGAAGTGAACTCAGGTTCTGTGAAGGAGTTCCTGCTGCTTTGTTAATCTCAGTTTGAATACTATCTGCTTTCTCTGCCCATACCTGTAGTTTCTTACCTTCAACTGTCCGAGGACTATTGATACCTGCAAGATTTTCACCACAATCATAAACACCTTTAGCAAATTCTGCCATAGATGCAAATCCACCTGAAGGATCTTCTCTCGGTGCTACTTCTTCAAATGTTGGAATCTTTTTCTCAAACTCTTTCAAGGATTCATCAATTTGCTCTTTCACTGCACCAGCAATACTCTCATTCCATTCTTTACCATGAGCTGCTGTTGCTACCTGAGCTTTTTCCTCAATCAGAGTCTCAAGGGCTTCTTTAGTCATTTCCATTGCTCTACATCCTTTTTTGCTTTGAATTTCTTAGACTGATATTTCCAACCTGATATTTCCAGTTCATTAGAACCTAATATCTCCGGTCTAATATCTCCATCTAGACTTTTCCACGGACTTGCTGAATCGTGGTTCGAATTATTTCACTAACGCTACCTTTTAAAATGTTTTCTACTCGTGTCTGTATCAAACTATCAATGTCTTTTTCTTCTATGCTTATCATCTCTGGAGATGGTTCAATGAGGTTCAAAAAAGATTTCTCATCCTCTTCATCTTCTTTTGGTTTATCTTCCAAAGCATTATCTGCTTCTGATCCTTTCGGTTTATCAGACTCCTTTAGAAGAACTGCTAATGCCTCTGCAGCAGATCCCATTGCTTCTGCTGCTTTTACCATTATCCGTCTTGTTTTATCACTGAGTGTACGTCCTGCTTTTTCTCTAAACCCTTCGAAAGCTTTACTTGGTTTATAAGTATCCTCAAGCTCAGCAAATTCAGTCGAAAGTTTAACTACACCATCTGCATATTTATAATCATACTGCAAAAACTTCTGCCCAGATGAAGTATCTTCAATTATTACATGACCATCAGGATATTTAGTGGGATATAGATCAGCAACCCATTTAGTATAACTGTTATCTCCTGGAGGACGGAGCTGTCTATGTATTGCATCCAGGACATCCCAGATTGAAGGATTACCTTTTATATCCATTCTCTTCTCTTCCAAATCTTTTCCTACACCTGGACGCTCTGCTCTTCTCATTTCTCCATCACACTCCTTACATTTAATATCTTTGCAATGTTTCTTCGATGTTGTTTTCCACCCACATTCAATACATTCACATTCATAAGTTTCTTCTGATTCGAGAATTGTAAGCACTTCTTCTTCTGTCACACCATACTCAGGAGCTTCTTTCGCTGGGATTAGAGATTTGCTAACAGCGATTGCAACAGCTTCCGGATTGGAAGGTACCGGAACATCACTGTACTCCAACAGAATCCACTTTGTAAACTTGCGTCTCACACCTGCTTTTGCTTCCGGTGTTCCATCTCCTTCTGAGAAACTTGTCCATTCAAGAGGAATAAAACCTATTGAATAGGCTAAAGGAAAACCAGCTTTACGATATTCAAAGATTTGGTTTCCAATAGGATTTGCAGCTTCAGGTGTATACTCAGTTTTAGCAATTAGAGATTTCTTATCATCACTAAGTTTGATCCAGATATTTTTCCCCACTGGGAGTGATCTATGATCATGACCAAATAATACGACTGGATTTTTTTTGTACTCAGTTAGGATTGCTCCAGCAGGATCAACTATCTCGCTATCTCTGTCTTTTGATGTTGTGGTAATTGTACTAACAACCGCTCGTTCATCTCCTTTGAATTGCAAATCACTAGGGGTAATTCCTTTCTGTATAAATTCTGCCGTATCATTCTCCAGCCCATACTCTTTCAAATCCAAATCGGGGAATCTCTGCCCAAAATCAGGATAAGCCTCCTTCAATGTAGAACATCTTGTTATCAAATCTTTGAGCATTATCATTCCTCCGTTTATGGTTTTTCTAATAAGGGCTTCAAGGCACATCTACAATTTATAACTTCAGCAGCATCTCCTGCTTGATCTCCAGGATATTCCAAACCTATACTGAAGTCATCTCCCAGTTTTACAGCTTCACCACTGAGAGTTAATTCTTCATGAGATTCACGTACTCTATCATCCAGAGCAGCTAACCATTGATGTCCCCAGACTACTCCACTTTGTTTGCTTCCTTCTAAAGCACCTTTATTCACAGCCCCTATTATTTCTGTCTGAGCAATCCTTGTCGATCTGGTTTTCGTATTAAAGTCTGTAATGGTGGCTACTCGTTTTGCAATTTCTTTTGTGCCTTCGCCATTCTCTATCCCAGCTGTGAGTGATCGCCTGAGAAGTTTGTCCGTTGTTTCATTTACCTGCAATGAAGAAGCAAAAGCTCTTTTCTTTACAAACGAAACTACTTTTGCATCCGTTGGATCGAATTCTGTTGCTGCATCTAAAGCTTCCAAAGTAGCTACTCCACCACTTACAGTTCCTTCTGCTATATGAGGTGCTTCTACATTCTGAAATTCTTTTGCCCATTTCTTTTTGTCAAACATCCAAAGATTTATAAACCGTTCCTGCTCTGGAGTAAGTTTTTCAGCTTTCTCTTTTCCTTCAGGAATAGGATGAGCATTTACATTTGCTAAAACGTCTTTCCCTTGTCTTATAAACAAAGGCTTTAAATCCTTTTCCATCTTCCTAACTCTAGGATCAGTGTAATTGATAAACTTGTTCCAAAGATGTTGCCAGACTTCAATTGTGACAGGCTCTCCATAAGAAACAGTACCTTTACTGATCAAGTACTCTCTATGCTCTCTGAGAAGTAAGCACACTTGATCTTTGATCTCGCTGTAGTTTCGTTTTAGGAGAGTTGCTGAATTCATGATACCTGCCTCAATAATTGTTCTACTATTTCATTGCTCAGCTCTTGAACCATCTTCTCTTCATCTACTTCTTTTGGCTCTTCTACTTCTTCTTGGGCTGGCATTCCAAACTGTGCTGCTGTAATAGGTATGAAGCCCTGTCCTATATAAGGAACTGCTCCAGCACCATCAGGAAGTGGCTCCATTTCTCTCGTAAGTCTTATCTCATCTATTGATTTAATTGAAGCCTTTGCTAATTCAGTATCTTCCCTGAGCTGGAGTTCTCTATCAGCTGGCACTACATTATCAAAGGCAAAGAATAATTTTTCATCAAACATCGGTGCTAATTGCTCATTTAGTTTCTCTTCAAATCTTCTATGTCGAGGTTGAATACAATATTTTGCATATACATATTGAGATGCTTCTGCATTAGCTCTATTTGCTTTCTCACTGAACAATCCTGAAGGAGTATCATAAGCTTCATAGATTTCCTTTTTCGTCCATTCTCTTCCCTTCATGAAACCGAGTTCTCTGGGAGAAAAATTAAGTGGAGTATATTTCAAACCATGACTAAGTAGACCACTCTTTCCTGCGTTGAATACTCCCTGATACATTTCAGATAACATCTTAGTCAATCGTTTTGTATCAGAACCATCAAGCTCTTGCTCTGTAGTCCATAATCCTTCTGGTCTAGCATTATTAGTGAATAGAGCATTTTCAAATGTATTCATATTCTGATTAATATTATAACTATCTGAAACAGCCTGAAGAGGACTTGCCCCATAATACATATCAGTTGGATTAGGAAATTTGAAATGCACTATCTCATCTATTTCAAATTGCGTTCCTCCACGCTGGAAGGAAGATAAAGATGTAAAAAATCTATACTCTTTTATAAACAGTTTAGGATCTGGTATAATCCTTACACGGTCTGGAGGTAAAGGCCATATTTCAGCAGGAACTCCAAGAGCATTCTTTACAATATACCAGAAAGAATTACCAGTCAATTCTTCATACAGATCACTTAGTTCTAACAGATCACTTTGATTCATAAACGGATTAACATTATGCATCAAATCAATTGCAGGATGCTCAGTTATCTCTTCTATCTCAACAGCTTTTACAACCTGAGGAAGAGATGCAATTTTAGGATTGCTTCTGAGATAGAGTGAATGTTTCTTTGAAATGCTTCTAGTAGGGGCTAAAAGTTTCGTCGATGATTTAGGCTTTGCTACAAATAATCGTAAAGGAGTAGCTGCAAAGGTAGCTGCATTCCGACTCGCACAAACATAGACCCAGGATTTATATGCGTTTAGCAATGAGGTCATATCCTGGCTTGACGCCCAATTCTTGCCAAAGAACCAAGGCACCATTGCATGTGGTGTGAACTTGTTTGTAAGGGCTTTAGTTATGTGGAAGCCAAAAAATTTCATATAGCAGCTACTCCTTTTATAAACGTTTCCAAACATATCTAATAGCAACAACCAGAGCAATGATAATACCCCAGTTGATTAGATTATAGCTGAGAGATTGCATATCACTCTACATCTTTGGTTGCTATGATCTCAGGCTCATCTGTTGAATCAGTTTCAATTGACTCAGGAGGATCTTCAGGATCAGGGGTCATGTAGCCTCCTAATTCATTTTTCTCCCACATCACTTCTTTCTTCATAACCCCTACCTTTGTCCCTTCATCAAGGATCAGTATTTTGTTCGTTGGAAACATTCTCTTCATATGTTTCAGTATTTCCTCACTATGTTCATCAGACAGGAAACTTTCACACATAATTACTACTATATCCTGATCGCCTACTACCAATACTCCGAACTGTGCTTTAAGCTCTTCAATGTTCTCTGGAAACTTTTTCATTCTACCCTCCTAGATTAGAATGATACTGCCATCGGTCGAGACTTACTTATCATCTCTGCAAGTCCTGTCAATGTATCAGGTGCATCATCATTAGTATTCTTTCCAGCTTTCTGATAACCGATTAAATCTTTGAAGAATCTTGGCCATCTTTCTGACCAATTAACTGGGAAATAAATATGCTGCATAACAAAATTACTATTGCTAAGAATCCTTGCTCTCTTGTTTTCAGTTTGATGAAACCATTTTATCCCTACTAAACTCCACTCACGTTCTTCATCAGAAATTTCTTCTGTATCTTCTAATTCAACATGATCTTCTATTATCTTCTTAACATTCCGTGCAAATCCACGCCCACCATTATTTGATTCTATCTTCGCTGTATTGACATGATTTATATTTAGAAATTTTGCAGTAGCTGGCTCTGTAATTTCCATCCCATCTTTTGTATAATAAACATCCAATAGATAACCTTCTCCATTGTATTCACCCATACAGATACTACAAAGAAAATCATTACCTTCATCTGCTGTATCTGTATAATTGATAATTCTTTCAAATACACAATTATCTTCTTCATCCATCGGTATCTTTGTATATGTCTTAAAGTGTGTATAGAGCTTCCCTAAGACATCAATAGGCTCCTGGTGGTAGTTAGCTCTAAAGATTGCTTTATCCATCCCTACTTCAGGATCTGAATATTCATCATACTCTTCTTGATTCAGAATCTCAGGACAAAGTAATCCTTTGCCTTTCTTTGCTTCAAACTTCAATACTTTCCAATACTTTGCCCTTTTACTTGCAAGAATTCTTCCACAAGGATCATTCTTGCTCCACCGTGTCATATTAATAACATCTATAACCCTACCTGATTTTCGACTGAGCCATGTCCCTGTAAGCCATCGCCATACCCTATCGAGAACATTATCATTGTAAGCTTCTTCAGCATTCTTAATAGGATCATCAATAATACGAATATTGCCACCCTTACCTGTCACTGTTCCCTGAATACCACAACCAAGATACGAAAAATAGAAACCAACCAATGCCCATCGCTGGACAGAAGCAGTTCCTGGCCTTATCCTTACCCAAGGAAAAATATCTCTATAGATTATGCTTTCATTATTAACACGTTCTTCAGAAATTATATCTCTAGTATATTTAGAAAAGTCACCAGCAATAAGATCATTATAAGAGGCAAGAAGTATCTTTGTAGAGGTATCTTTACCAAAGCACCAAGCTCCCCAAAATTGCAAAGTTCTAGACTTTCCAAATTGAGGAGGCATGTTAATCATGAATTTATTATATGGTTCATTATCGAATGGTCGGAGCAAAGTCTGGTCAAAGATACCCTGGAGTGTTTGGCATAGGCGCCATAAGTAGGTTTTGTCATCTGTGTAGAACTCTGGTTGTAGAGTCTGACAAAATATCCAGAAGTTATCTCTTGAGCTTCTGAGTCGCTGTTCCCTTTTTAGAACGTACAGTTCCTCTAGTTCCGAGCGATTCAAGTTCTGCAATACGGTCTCTGAGGTCATTGTCCTTCATGTGGTCAAGGTTTATGCTACCAGAAACATTCACATCACTTTCAACATATTTGAGATCAGGCATTACCTTTTTCAGAATAGCATTAGCAAGAGCTGGTTCAGTCTTAGCTTGCCTTAAACAATGTTCTACAAAAGATTCATTGTTCTCTTTCTTAAATTCATCTAAGGCATCATTTAACTCTTGAACATATTTGTTCTTAGGTCTGCCATTAGGGTTTGCTCGATCCCCTTTTTTCCATGTAGTGCTACTTCTTCCCATATTATGTCATTCCCAGTTTTTCCCTGTTAGCATTACCCTCTTTTTACTGCTATATAATAATAAAAAACCCCCCATTTGTAAAGTGTTATTTTTTACTAAAATGAAGGATTTTTTATTATATTAAAAATACTATTTAGTATAGACTCTTATTATTTAGTCATCTACGTTCCTTTTTTATTTTTAAAATATATTTCGCTTTATCTATAATTTTCTTTGCCCACGTATTCAAAACGATCCATTTTCCCTCAATTCCCTTGTATGAATTCATCAAAGCAATGACTTGCTGACCTGTTTTACTACTTTCTCCCATTATAATCACATCATTTTCTTTTGTAAACTCAATATAAATAGGGGTTTCAGCTACACTATCCCCACATATCTTTTCTACAGTCTGAAGTAAAGCAATAAGACGTTTCAAGTTTAAAACTACTCTAGAACCACTAGAAATATTCTCAAAGGCTTTCTGTATAACATCTTGATAATCTATATACTTACGATCATAAGGCTTTCCTATAAGTTCATGCTTACGTTTACCATCGGTTAGGGTAAATGTGCCATTCTTCAGATCAACAAACTCTAATAATCCCCCAAATTGCACATCTCTAGGAAGATTCTTGAGCACCTGTTTAATAGTTTCAGAAGCATAAGTTCCTCCATCAACTCCTGAATCATCTACAGGTACACTCTTCCGTATCTTATCAGGTACAGGAGATACAGCTATCAATCCTCTCCCAGAAGATGCTACAGTTGATCCATCCTCAGCAATATGAATATTATTCAATACAGGTATTTGTTTATCAACTGAAATACATTCTACTACCAACAAATTCTTTTTAGACAAGATCATCAATACCTCCCCAAAAACCTTTTTTTACTTGGTTTGAAATCATCCATCAAATCACTTTTATTTTGCTTTTCTACAATCCTCTTCAAAGCTGCTACTTCTGATTCGAGTTTAGTCAAACGTTCTTCAAGACTAGACATCAAAATCCTCCATAAAAAAAAGTTAATAAAAAATTACTAAAGTGAACCCCCCACCCCCTTTCTTCTTTATACTCTCTTATTAAGATAAGGTAATATTTAATAATAATAATAAATATATACCCCATGTTGTAGAATATTAACTTTTTATTAATTTTGTGCGTAGATGTGGGTTCAGTAAGCCTTTGCAACAAAAAATGTAAGTTTAAAAACCACCCAAAAATCAATGAAAATCATCAAAATCCAATAATATGCGAAATTATTTTTAAAAAATGAACAATTCCAAAATCTCCAAAACAATCAAAATTCCCAAGAAAAACCGAATCCCTGAAAGTAAATCATCAACCCGAATCAACAGCAAAGCAACCTTCTTCAAAGAATTTTCACCCTCAGAGTCAGCAAAATTTTCCTCTAAATCCTCATCAAATCCGCCCGAATCAGAACCTGAACCAGAATCAGAATCAGCACCAGAAAACAGTTTGTTAGAATTCATCTAGTCCCTCCCACAATTACATTTTTCAGTGCCTTCGAATGCCTCAAATTTGAATGTACTTTTCTCACAACCACTGTATATTTTCCCCCATTTATAAGTATAAGACAATCCATGAGAATACCAAGACAATGTTCTCTGATAACTCCCTCCTGATTCAAATTTAGAATCACTATCTGGTGCACCGAGTTCTTCAATAGCTTTCTTAATACGATCCGCACAGGGATTATACTTTGAGCTAAAAATATTATCCTCACCACAAGATATACTGAAGCAAATAAGACAAATGAGACAAATCAACATTAATGTTTTCATATTATTACCTTACTTTCAAAATTCTTCAATATCCCAACGACGTAATTCCTTCTCCAAACACTCTACCATACCATCAACTTCATCCCAGCAATCTAATCCATCCCGAAACTTCACCATAAAAGCATCAAACTCAGTACAACAACGAACTTCTCCAAGCTCAAAAAGAGGACAGCCAAAACATTCAAATTCTAAAGAACGTCCAACACGAAACTCCATACAAAGAGAACATGGATCCTCAGCATAGACCTCAACCATTTCCTCCAGTGATCTGCAAATTCTCATTCGATTCCATTTTACCAGACCATCAGAAAGCAAAGGCAAAACCCTAGCACGCCGTTCCGCGACCGTGAAGAATAGCCATGCAATAGACTCATAAACAAATTCGAGCAATGTTCTGGGAGCAGGTCCAACCCTGGAGAAACGAAACCCAACCAGAGATGCAATCAGAACAGCAGCCCAGAGCACAATCAGCAAAGGAACTTTCCAGATTAGATGGAAGAGCCAGGCAAAGGAACCGAAGCGAGATATCATTTTTCCTCCAGAGAAGAAAAAGCCTTGGAATACTTTTCCAACTGAGCTTCATGCCTACATATAACTCCTTGTAACTTTGCAATCTCAAGTGACAAGGTAAGACAAACACTTTTCAGGTTATCATCACGAATATCATGATCTAGTTTGCTCATTATAATTCTTTGCGTATCATCGCGTGTCATCTTTTTTACCCTCCAGAGTTATAGAAAATGATAGAAGCAAAACATTATTAATAATCAGATGCAGAATCAAGAGCTTTTAGCTCAACATCAGCAGAACGAATTAAAGTATTTCCCAGCTTTGTGTTGATTTTTCCTTTTCTCAATTGCTTACGTAATTTAGACATTTCATCTGCAATACTCAGTCGCCTTTTTTGATAATTCATGGCATCTCCTTTATAAAGCGTTTGGTTAGAATAATTTGACGTTTTGCTTCTATCAATTCTGGAGTAATGTTTTTGAAACCTGACTTTTTTAATGATTCTCTTACATAAGTATCCTCCAAATTTAATACAATTTCTTGTTTTCTCTCTCTTATATATTTTGAAAATCTTATTTTATTATTCTTCCTCCATTCTTTAGCTTTTTTTTCTACTTTTTCATAATTATCTTGTTTATACTTATTACATGAATCTCTACATTTCTGTAAATTATTTTGTCTGTATTTTTCACTATTCTCAATATTCTTTTGTTTATAGTTCTCCTCATGTTTATGATTTTTTGTAAATTTTCTACTAGATAATAATCTTTTTTCTGGATTTTCTTGATCATATAACTTAGCTCTTGCAATAGCACAAAGTATACAATTACTATTACCCTTATATCTCAAACTCTTCCCAGTCCCCTCCCAGTCATGCCCTCGTTTGCATAAGGAGCCCAAATACTTTCCTTCAGGGATTTCCATTTTATTAATCCTCCGGAAAAACAGGCATTGGTTCAAAATGCTCATCCTGTTCTGCCCTGGAAAAGATTTTACGATTAAAAGGATGTTTATGTTTAGCAACAACGACAGGCTCAGATTGATCTTCCTCAGCGATGACATCTTCAGTTTTGGATTTCATTTCCCAAACCTTCCTTCTGAAAGTTTCTTGGCATTGTAGCTGAACATAAACCGAGCGCTTCAGCCCATTTTCTTGATCGAGCTGTAGGTATTAATCTACGCCCAGAAAGTATAAGAGATAAAAAACTTGAACTTATTCCAATTATATTTGCAAACTCAGCAAAGTTTCTATACTTACTTAATATTATTTTTTTCATTCCATCAGCATCACCTTTATACATATCTCTCTTCATTTTACAAACATCAGGTCTCGTTGCTCTTTTAATACGCCTATCATTCCAGGGATGTCCTTTCATTTCAGACCAAACCTCCAGAGTTTACGGAGCCATTTCCAATTCAGATTATCCCAGCGATAGATTTCCAGCCCTCGGAAAAACCAATAAGAAGCTTCCCATAAACAGCCTGAAATCACCATCACTGGGATAACCAATAGCAAAGCCCATTTAAAGCTCGTACAGACTGTTAAAACGAGGAATACAGGTATTGTATTACGTATTCCTTTTAGTATATGCCAGAGTTCCAGCAAATCCTGTGCTCCTTTAGCATGATCAATAGCATCACAGGCAGCATCCAGGATGAGAAATAAAGCAACTAAACCAAACATCCAGATCATCTCAAAAATCTCCCTTCTTTCCAAAACATGAGAAATCCTACAATCAAGATCATAACAAAAAAAGCTATCCCAATAATACAAATCCACATCCAAGGATCATACATGAGCCAAAGGAGCACTTTATTCATTTGTAACTCCACTTATTGTGATAGACCGTTGCCCAGTGTTCTCATCATCATAAATTTTCATTGTAAAAATGCAACTTAGTTTGCTGATCTGATAATCAATACTTCTATGTCCTGATCTCTGTTGATTATCACCAAGAGCAAAATGTTTCTCTTTAATTAGTTTCTTTCCCATCATACACTCCCCTTTTCATTGTTGTGTCATAGATATTCCAATGCACTTGGTGGATAGTGCCTCTGCCATCGTCTGTATCACCGCGTCCTTGCGCTCAAGCTCCTGCTTGATGTGGTGTCAATATTAGGATTGTTAGTTTTTACCGTATTATTGTATTCTATTTCGCCCCACTCATCAATCCGCTGTTGCACTGTTAGCTGTGAGTATCCAGTATTTATGACCGCAACCTCGTGAACCTCGTGAAGATTTCCATGAAACTACAGTATCATCATTATCTAAAAAGTGTTCTTGATATTTAGCGTATCGAAACTCACCAGTGAACTTAAAGTCTTCCCCATATTCTTCGCCATTGTAATGTGCTGGCTGTGACGGCTTATCACTGATGATAACTCCATTGATGTTTTCAGGCTCATTGATGACCGGATACTTGGCTGGCTTGGCATTATGACTAGTTGCAGGTGTCCGGTATTTGCGGATTACCCATTCTTCTGTTTCCCATTTATCACCAATATTAGTTGCTATATCTTCTGCGATCTCATACATCAAATCTCGCACCTCATCCACACTCACCTGTTTGGCAGGAATAGTCGGACGTTCATCATCTACCATGCGTTGCATATGTGACTCACCGGACTCCTTCGTGTCGATGCTAGGGTCAGGCGCTGCATCCTCACCATCAAACCGTGCGAATGTATCATCAACGCAACATAAAAATGAATCTATATCATCTTTATTTAGTGAGCTATCCCACTCGGCAAGTACTACTCGTGACAATTCCCGCACATCATTAACACTCGGACGCTTGGCAAGTTCAGCCATGAGGATGCCTACCTCTGCCTGCAATGATTGATATTTATTCATCAATTCATC